CGATGAACTCGTCATTCTGCTCGACAAATTCCATCACGGCTGCGCCCAGGTCCAAGCGGGGGGTGGCGTGAACGCCCGAATAATCAACTCCCATACCAAATCTCCTCAGGCTAGGGGCGGCCCGTCATGCAGGCCCGCCCCGCAAACTCACACTCTTTGATTCGCCCAGCACAGCCCGGCCCACCCGCTCGGTCACGCTACCGGCACGGCCACCACCGTCACGTCGAAATCACAGTCCGCCGAGGCGAGCGCGCGGATGGTGCCCGCCGCTTCTACGATCTCGTAGGTGTCGATCAGCGTTCCGCCGGCAACAATCGTATCGTCCGCGGTGCCCTTCGCCACAACGGCCGTCATCGCGTTCGTGTTGCCGTTGTACAGCGAGATATTCGCGGCGGTCGTGTCGCGCGACACCACGTGCCACCTGAGCACGCGCACTTTGCGCGTGACCGTCGCGATGATCGCCTTCGTCGTCGAACTGTCCGTGGTGACCTTCTTGTTGAAAACGATCGGCACGCAGCCCTCGGTCTCGAGGTTGCCGATCCCCAACTGCGAGCCGGCGATGCCGGACGCGCCGGCCCCGTTGTCGAAGTACACCTCCACGATGTCGCCGGCGGCGACCGCTGCCTCGAGGGCCACGCCCTGGGTAGCGCCCGACGCCGTGTCCTGCACGGTGCCGTCTAGCCCGCCGTACAGCGCCGCACCGGCGTCGAATGCCTCGGCCGCCACCGCTTTGCTCGTATAACCGGCGCTGCGCAACCGCACCGGCACGCTCTCGCCGATCGCAACTTTCAGCCGCGTGATCCCGATGAACTCCGCGCCGGCGTCCGCATACTCTACGTGGGTGCCGCTCGCGGAGGTCAGCTTCACGCGCCGGTAGGCCTCGAGGGCCTCGGTCGCCGTGAAGGTCTTGATGTCGATGCTTTCAACTGCCATGATTTATTGTCTCCTCTGGCCTCTCGGCCATTTTTCCAACACTCGGATCAAACACTTCGACCGGTTGAACAACCGCCTCTACGTCCGCACGGCCGCCGTCGCGTGCAGCGCCGCGCGAAGCGAACACTTGTTCTCGCGCTGGTACGCCTTCGCGAGTTCGAGATGCTCGTCGGGCTTTTTCGGGTCCAACTTCTTGGACTCCTCGCCCGCGTTCGGCCCGGCACCGGCCGGCGTCTGCTTCTCGAGCAGCTTCAGTTTCGCGTCCTTGATCGACACCAGGCAGTCCGATACCGGCTGCCCCTTCGCGATCAGCTCGCCCGCCATCGCCGCCAGGCCGTGCTCGTGCGCCGCAATCGCGATCGCCGTGCACCGCTCGCGCTCCGCCGAGATCGCCGCCGCCGCCTTCACCGGCTCGAGGTCCACCGGTGCCGCCGCCGTCTTCGCGAGCTTCTCGCCAAGCTCGGCCGCGCCTTCGCCCTTGAGCTCCGCCGCAAGGTCCGGACGGCCAGCTTTCAGGGCTTCCATCGTCAACTGGCTGAGGTCCATCAGAATCTCCTTTCCGGCCGTGCCGGACATTGAACCTGCAGGATGACCGCCGCCGACGCCGGCAGCGGATTTTCGTTTCTGAAGTTTGTGCGTGCCCTGCAGCAGCTCCTGCAGAACCGCGTCGAACGTGGCCGCGCGGTCCGCCATGCCCATCGCCACGGCCGCCGTCGCCCGCACCATTCGCCCCTCGCCGAACCCGCCCGCCACCGCCTCGGCGGTGGTGCCGCGGTTGCGGGCCACCGCCTCCACAAATTGCGCGTAGTGATCGTTCACCGACGCCTGCGCGCCCGCGAGCGCGTCCTCGCTCAGCGGCCCGTACGGGTGCATCTCCGCCTTGTAGCGGCCCGCGCGAATCACCGTCCGTTTCAGCCCCCAGTGGCCATCGGCGCCCGACTGGTCCGTGTGCACCTGCACGATGCCGATGCTGCCCACCTCGCCCGACGGCGTTACCGCGAGCTCGCCCGCCGCACTCGCCACGTAGTACGCAGCCGAGCCCGCCCACGTGTTTGCCACCGCTACGATCGGCTTGATCCCGCGCGCCTCGAATACCAGCCGCGACAGCTCGCTCACGCCCTCTACCGAGCCGCCGCCCGAATCCACGTCTATCAGAATCGCCGACACGTCGCCGCGCCGCAACGCCTCGCGAAACGCCGCCGAGAATCCCTGCACCGACGTGCCGCCGCTGATCGCCTCCACGCCGCCCATCCGGTAAAACAGCGTGCCGAATAGCGGAAGCACGGCCACGCCGCCCTGCTGGCCCGGCTCGCGCGTGCCGTTCTTCTCGCCGATTGCAGCCGCGATCTCGGCCGCGTCCAGCAGCGTGCCCTGGGCGCGCGCGTTCACAAACGCCAGAATCTCGTCCAGCTTCTCCGGCACAATCGCCCACGCCGAGCCGCAGATCGCACGCACCACGTGCGGTATCGCGTGCGATGGAATCGCGGCCGCCGGCTCCTCGCCCGGAACGTCATTTTTCGTCATCGTCTTCTTCGTCATCGCTCGTGTCCTCGGCCGGCTGCTGGGCCGGCGGATACTGGTTCACAGGCGCCGTTGCAATCGGCTGCAGCACGCCCTTTTTTTTCTTGTACGCTTCGATGCGCGCGGTCTCGTCGATCGTCTCCTCGCAATCGTCGCCGTGCTCCGCGGCCACCGCGACCAGCGAGCGAATGCCGCCGGCCACCGCCGCGAGCTCCGCCTGCACTTCCTTCAGAGGGTCTACCCAGCCCCGGCCCGCGCATATCCAGCGGGCGCGGCAAATCTCGCGCCGATGCGGATAGAACTCAGCCACGTCGATGTCGCCCGCGAGGTACGCCTCCTCGACCAGCAGGTCCCAGGCCGGCTGGCAGAACTTCCGCGCAAACCATTCCTGATCGCATTTGAACGTCCGCCACGCCTCGAGCAGCGCGGCGCGGGCGCTCGAATAATTCGTCTTCGAGAAGTCCTTCGCTACCAGTTCGTAGCTCATTCCCAGGCCGGCCGCGATCCAACGCAACATCGCAGACACGAACGGATCGAAGGTAGTGCCCGGCCGCTGCGGGATGAACGGCTGTATCTCGTCGCCCGAGTTCAGATACTCGATGATGCCCGGCTCCAGCATTTCGAGCCGCTTGCCGTTGGCGTCCTGCTCGTCGTAAGTGTTCGTCGCCGCCAGGTAGGCGTCCGTCTTCCGCACGAACAGCGAGATGCAGGCCGTGACCTGAGCCGCTACCTGCTCGGCCTCCACGTAATCCGCGAGAGCCTTGAAACGATTCAACACCGGTGCAAACCACGGCACGCCGCGGTTCTGCCCGGCGCGTTTCATTCGATACAGATGCAGTACGTTCGGGCGGCCGTCGGCGTCGCGTGCGGTGATCCGCTCGTAGCCGTCGCTCTTCGTGCTGCTGCGCAGCCGCATGCGGTTGAGCAGCGTTACATCGCCCGGGTGCGTCCGCCGTATCCAGTACGCCACCGGCTGCCCGTTCGCGCCGATCTCCACGCCGTCGCGCACCGCGCCATTGCAGCGGAAATCGCTGGGCGTGCTCAGCCGGTCGCTCTCGACAACGTCCCAGGCGAGCGAGTACCGGCGAATCGAGTCCGTCGGCAGGAACCGGCGGAGAATGATCGCCTCTCCGTTTTCGAGCATCTGCCGGTGAACCAGGTCCTGCAGCTCCGCAAAGTCCAGCCGCTCGGCGGCGTCCGCCGTGGGCAGCCACAGCTTCCACGCCCATTCGATCTGGTTCTGCAGCTCGCCCGCCGCGTCGTCGGTCAGATCGAGCCGCTCGCTCTCCACGCGGCTCTGACCGCGAATCCCCGTGCCCACCACGTTCGCGGTCTTGCTGTCCACTACGCCCGCGGCTATGGGATCGTTCCGCACGAGGTCGCGCGACCGCTCGCGGAGGATTGGAAGCTCGGTCAGCAGGTCGGCGTCCGCCGATTTGCCGCCCGGATTCCAGCCGCTGTGCATGCGGTTTCGCTCGGCCCCCTGGTAGCTCGCCGCCTCGATGCGCCGCGCCGCCTCGAGGGCCAGCCGGTGCTTCGTCCGCTTCCACGCCCACACCGGCGCCGCCAAGCTCAGCGCGTTGTCCAGCTTCCGCCCGACGCGGAATCCAAACGTGGGGCCTGGTTTCTTTTTGCGGTCGGTCAACTGGAGGCTCCCGGTCGCTGCAGTTTGGCGAAATTGCGCATCGGCCCGCGAGCCGCGTTCGCACGCCGCTGGTAGAATTCGCGGAGGTTGCGCAACTCGTCGAGCGAGTAGGTCTCGAGCTGCACGCCGCCGACCGCGTACCGTTGCGCGGCCCCGTTGGTCATGCGGGCCAGGATGGCGTCGTCGATTGCATCGATGATCTGCTGTGCGGTAGCGGCCATAGAAATCT